CAGCTTCAATCTCTTCCAGAATTCGCAGCCGGTAGGCAGCCCATGCCTCGGCCCACAACGGGCTTCGCAGGATGCGACCGGCCTCTTCACCGAGTTCGCGCTCCTTGTAGAGGTTGCTCATTTATCCGCGCACATTTTTTCGACTTGCGCGGCCATAAATAATCGCCGCTTCTCTCGATGTTACATAGCGCGTCTGAAACGATGACCCGCGCTTAGCTGTCGCAAGCGGGCGATAACGTCCCTTAGTCGGGCTCACTGCGCCATTTCCTGCTGATACTCACTGTCCGCCTGCTGCTTGCTGGCGGTGATGTCGGCTGCCTGAACTTGAGCAGCGGCCTTGATCTTCGCGATCATGATCTGCGTCTCCTGCTCGCGGCTGTGGCGGAAATCATCGAACTTGATTTGCATCTCATGCTTGGCAAGGTCTAGCTGCGCATCGGTCTGAATCTTCTGTTGCTGGACAGCCATGTCTGCTTGGGCTCTGGCCTGTTCGACTTGCTGATCGGCTTGGGCCTTGACTCCCGCGATCTGCTGATCCGACTGCGCCTTGATCTGCGCAGCCATGACTTCGGGTGGAGGAGGATGCGGCTGCGGCGGCTGCTGGGAAGGATCGGTAAAGTAGTCCTGCACGTTGCGATAGCCCATTTCCTCGGCGATCTTGCTGCCCGTGTGATAGACATTCTCGGGATTGCAGATGCCAAGTTGCAGTCCTTGCATCTGGATTTGCATCAGTTGCCCGAGTTGCTGAATTCGAGACTCGCGCGTCCCTGACCCAAGTCCCACGGTGATCGCCATGTCCGTGCGCTTGACCCATTCACGCGGATTGACCGTCGCCCACTTACCATTCACCTTCAACTTCTCATCGGACGTGGCGTTCTTCAGCGTCAGCGCGTGGACCAGGGCAAACAGGTCTTTCATGCCGCTGGCAAAAGAACGGGTAACGGCTTCTACCCGCCCCTGGCTCGCGGTCATAATCTGGCTGATGCCGGTCGCGGTCTTGTTCAGCGTATCGGCGTTTAGACCCTGATAGTAGGCAGAGACGCCCGTCGAGTTCTCGCGCCACGAGTCAACGAATTGCAAGCCCTCGAGGGCGCTCTGTCCTACGGTCGGATGCGTCAGCGGCATGATCGCCGCCGCGGGATTGCCCGTCGTGCGGACGATTCCACCCGGCCGGCTGACCAGCATATCGTCGATGTTGACCAGTCCCACATCAATGGCGTAGCGGCCATTGTTCGACAGATACAGGTTGTCGAGGAACTGGCGCACAACCTGCGTCTTCACTTCCCCCACTTGCCGGGTCAGGTCATCGAAGCCAATCCCGATATGCCGATGAGGGAATACGATCGGCGTGATGGCGGCGAAGGGAACCATGTCGGTTTCCTCGTTCGCCTCACTGCCATCGCTGTACTTGAGGATGCGTCGGCCGACGTGACAGACCTTGCGCAGTTCGGCAACGCCGTCGCCGTCATAGTCCACCCGCAGGTAAGATTCCCTGACGCGCAGGAACCGCGTAGCCGGATCGAGGCTGGACGTGTCATCGAACAGTTCAGGACTGTCGGCAAAGCGATCGCGGGCAATCTCGATCGATCCCGTCCAGCGATCGTCCCCGGCCTCGTTCGCCATCTCATCATCGATGAGATAGCCGTACTGACGAAGCTGGGAGACGGTCTGCCGCGTCTCGTGTTGCAGGAACACGCAGTCATTGAGCGCAATCGTCCGGTGCGAATGATGGACGCGGATTTCTTCCGGCGGGACATTGTCGATGCAGACATGGCCCATCGGCTTGATGCGTCTTACCTTGACATCGTGCAGCATCGGGGGGGGCGGTGGACTGCTCGGCCCCTGTCCCATGCCTATCGCCTGCGCAGCCGGCATCGGAGGCGGCGTAAAGCCGCTATCGGGATAGTCCGACTGCGCAATGACCTCTACATCCTTGTCGGCCATCAGCACGGCCAGCATGTCGTCGGTCAGGCCGTGGTATTCCTCCAGCTTGACATCGGAGCGTACTTGCCAGTACGTCTTGACATACCCGACCTTCGACATCAAGGCATCACGAAACCACGTGCTGAAGACATTGAACGCGTCGTTGCGCTCAAGGATCACATAATTGACGTAGTTCGTCTCCAACTCTGCCGCCTGCTCGTCGTCCGGGCCCTGCGGCTGGAACTTGACGACCTGATCGCCAGACAGAAACACCCGCAGACATTGCGGCAACACCCACTCGATCACGTCGCGTAAATCAGTGCTGACGACTTGGCTGCGTCCCTCGACTTCATCGCCGTATGGATTGCCCAGGTATCGATCGATGGCGTAACTGCGCTGCGCCTGAAGAATGCCGTCGCTAAAGCCGTAGCTCTCCTGCTCGAACTGGCCGATGACACCCAATAGCGTGGGGGTGTCCATCTTCATCAGCGCAGCCCTAGATTAGGATAGGCAATCGGCTTCATCTTTACGTGATCGTCGTTAGTGAGTTTGTCGGCGACCAGCGCCAGATAGCGGAAGGCGTCGGCGCCGTGGCTGTACTCGTCATGCAGCGGAGCGCCGGGCTCGTTGGTGTTCTGATTGATGGCCCGTCTGTAGCGCTTGAGGCAATCGACCAGCCTTACCGTCTTGTCGCGATCGAAGTAGCAGCGGCCAAACAGGAGCCGCGCGGCCTTGATACCGTTTTCCACATCGGTCTTCGGCGTGATACGGACCGACCGGCCAAGCTGTTGCAATATCTCCTGCGCCGACTTGCCGGTTTTGTAGTCCTTGGCCTCGCCGTCATGCGGGAGCCAGTCGGTTCCCCAATTGAAGCGGCGATCCTTCAAGTCCTGCACGTAATCGGTGATGACACGATGCGAGTCCTCGATGTACTCGATCACCCGCATTTCACCCGCCCCGCGGTTGACCTGGACGAGGATGATCGACATCTGATCGTTCCATCCTAGGTCCCATACCGTGTGCACCTTCAGCAGCGGATCGTAGGGAACGGGCCTGAATCGCTTATCCCCGTGGAGCGCGATGATCTCCTTGCGGTAGATCGCGCCTTCTACAACTGACCGCGGCTTGCCGTCCCATACGTTGTCGTAGGACTCGGGGTCGCGCCGTTTCAGGTCCAGCCGTTCCCGCTCCAGTTCAACGGGAAACCACGGGTTGTCGTGATAGTTGATGAATACGACCTTGGCCCCGTCCGGCGGATCGATCACGTAGCGTCTATACGTCTCGTCCGTGTCGAGTTCCGGATTGAACGTGATCCAGATTTCACTGCCGGGCTTACGGATCGTCGGGACGAGGATGTCCCACGACTTACGGGAGATGGCCTGCGCTTCCTCGCACCAGACCCGATCGACACCCTCGAAGCTCTTGATCTTCGCCACGTCCTGTTGCCTAAGACCGGCGAACAGGAACTCGGAGCCATTGGCACCCCGTAGACTCGTCTGCGTGATCGTGTAGAAGCCTTCCAGCCCCAGCGCCATGACCTGGTCGCACAACAGCCGGTGGACCGAGTCAGCAATAGAGTTCTGAATCTCTCTGGCGCAGAGGACGCGCAGCTGCTTGCTCGCCGCCTCGATCAGCAGCGCTCTTGCGAATCCCCATGACTTGGCAGCACCGCGACCGCCGTAAGCAACCTTGTACCGGGCCGGCTCGAACAGGAAGCCGAGCTTTTCCGGTAGCTGGATCAGGGCTTCCAGTCCGGCTTCGGTTCTTCGGTTGCAGCTTTGACCAGATGCACCGTCAGGCTTTGCGCAATCGGCGGAAGATCATCAGCCCCGCCAATGGCCTGCACCGGCTTGCCGTCCAGCCTGTCGCCAAGCTCCTTCAGCGCGCTCAAGTCGCCTTCAGCGGCACAGTCGATAAGCTTGTCAGCGAGCGCATTCAGGTCGCGGCCATTGCCTTCATGCTCACGACGAGCGAGCGCACGCTTGATAGCATCAGCCCAAGGCTTGGCCTTGGTTGCGTTGCTGTTGCCTACAGGGGCGCCCATTGACTCAACATTTAGCTCGTTGACGGATTAAGCCTTGCGCTTCTTGCCGTGATAGTTGGGACCGCCGGGAGCCGCACCCGCTTTACGGGCGAGTTCGCCAATGACCGCGCCGGAAACGCCCTGCGCTTTCAGTTGCGCAGCCCGACCGCCGTATCCCAGCTTGTTCGACTTGCCCTTGAAGCTGCCGCTTGTCTTTACCTTTGCCATCACGGTCCCCAGAATGCAAAAACCGGCGGTTAAGCCGGCTTTACGTTTGTTGCGGGCGCACGATCCCGCCATTGATTTTGCCACAGCAGGGACAGGGCGCAAGCACTTCTTTGTCCACAGTGTGGCCCGCGATCTGGATCAACTCGACCAATCGTTCCGTCCACCTGACTGGAGATAGCGAGCGTGCCCGCGGCGGCAGTCCCAGCATTAAGGCGATGCGCGATAGGTGCTGATGGTTGTAGCCGATCAGTCTGGCAAGATGCCGCGGTCCCATTCCGCAAGCGCGTGATTCCTCGACTAACGCATAGAGTGTTGGCTTATCAACGCGTCTCACAGGCAATCCTCGATCGCGTCCATCGCGGCATCGACCGCCTCGCGGTAGGTTATCGGGTTGAAATACCAGCCGGCCCT